AAAATTATGACTTTTGCTATAAAGTTTCTTAAAAAATCACAACCTAAGTTGCAATTGGTTGTATCTTATGCTGATCCAGAACAAGGGCATCATGGTGGAATCTACCAAGCCTGTAACTGGATTTATACAGGGCCAAGTGGAAAAGCCATTAAGATTTTTTACAAAGGTAAATGGACACACAAAAAGACTGTGGATGATGCAGGTGTAAATCAGACCAACTTGCCAAAGAAAGTTGTGGCAGGTAAACACAGATATTTGATGCCACTTGATAAAAACATGAGTGCTAAAATTGCACCATTGGCAAAACCTTATCCTAAGCGTGTGAAGCAGGCGATGGTCGATTCCCTCGATACAGCGGAGGTGCAACACCTACCCACTCGCTCCAATTTGACTGAAGCAGTAGAATCTGCTTAACATTGGGCAAATTCCCCTCTATAAATGAACCACGAACACGAGCCAACGGCAGAATCCCGCAAACTGGTTGAGTCCAGTAGCGGATTAGGCTTGCCTCACGAGTCCATTGCCTGCTTGGTTGGCATTGATGACAAGACCCTCCGCAAGTATTACAGGCACGAGCTGGACATTGGCAAAGCCAAAGCCAATGGGCAGATTGCCAAGACGCTGTACAGCAAAGCCGTGGGTGGAGACACCACAAGCCTTATCTGGTGGACAAAGACACAAATGCGCTGGGCTGAGACTGTCAAGCAAGAACACACTGGTGCAGATGGTGCGCCCCTGTTGTTTGAGCGCATCGAGCGTGTGGTGGTGGATGCAAAAAATACTGAAGATTGATACCCCTCGCTGGGCATTGCCATTGACAAAACCAAGCCGATACAAGGGCGCATGGGGTGGTCGGGGCAGCGGAAAGTCTCATGCCTTTGCCGAGTTGATGATTGAGGAACACATCATTGACCCCAAGCGCAGAAGCGTTTGTGTGCGTGAAATCCAGAAATCCCTGAATCAATCTGTCAAGCGGCTGCTGGAGACCAAGATCGAAGCCATGAACGCTGGCGCATACTTTGAAGTACAAGATGCGGTCATCAAGTCCAAAAAGGGCGATGGTGCGATTATCTTTCAAGGTATGCAGAACCACACCGCAGACAGTATTAAGTCGCTAGAAGGTTACGATTGCGCTTGGGTTGAGGAAGCCCAAAGTCTGAGCCAGACCAGCCTTGACCTACTAAGGCCAACAATCCGCAAGCCAAACAGCGAGTTGTGGTTCACATGGAATCCAAGGCAGCAGTCTGACCCTGTGGATTTTCTATTGCGTGGGCCAGAGCCGCCAACCAATGCCTCGGTAATTAAGGTCAACTTTGGTGATAACCCGTGGTTTCCACAAGTCTTAAAAGACGAAATGGAGTACGACAAGCGCAGAGACCCTGACAAATACCAGCACGTTTGGATGGGTCAGTATCTGCAAAACAGCAACAGCAAGGTATTCAAGAATTGGAAGATTGACGACTTTGATGCACCGCCAGATGCTATCCACCGCCTTGGTGCTGATTGGGGTTTCTCAGTTGACCCGACAGTTTTGGTGCGTTGCCACATAATCGGGCGCACCCTTTACATTGACTATGAAGCCTATATGGTGGGCTGTGAGATTATTAACACCCCTGAGTTATTCATGCAAGTTCCAGAGGCTGAGAGGTGGCCTATCGTGGCAGACTCAGCAAGGCCAGAAACCATCAGCCACATGAAGCGCAACGGTTTCCCAAAGATTATGACTGCCATCAAAGGGCCAAAGTCAGTCGAGGAAGGCATCGAGTTTTTGAAGAACTACGACATTGTTGTTCACCCTCGTTGCATCCACACAATTGACGAGTTGAGCCTGTACAGTTATAAATCAGACCCATTGACAGGCAGAATTCTGCCCATGCTTGAGGACAAAAAGAATCACGTAATTGATGCTTTGCGATATGCGTGTGAGGGCATCAGGCGCACAGCGGTCACAAAATCGGCTACATTTACACCATTGCCCAATGTCAAACGCTGGTAGATAATCGCCCCAAAAGGACAAATATGGCACGAATACCCAACGACCAACGCCTTGCAAATTTACACGCTGAAGCACTGCGGCAGTTTAACGATATACAAACTGCGCTGCGGGATGAGCGTCTGCAATGCTTACAAGACAGGCGTTTTTACTCGTTGTGCGGCTCTCAGTGGGAAGGGCCATTGTGGGATCAATACGAAAACAAGCCCAAGTTTGAAGTCAACAAAATCATGTTGGCGGTAATTCGCATAGTTAACGAATACCGAAATAATCGCATCACCGTTGACTATGTGAGCAAAGACGGGACTGAAAACGACAAACTAGCAGAAGTCTGCGATGGTCTTTATCGTGCTGATGAACAAGCATCGGTCGCTGATGAGGCTTACGACAATGCTTTTGAGGAAGCTGTAGGCGGTGGCATCGGTGCATGGCGTTTGCGTACTGTTTACGAAGACGAAGAAGACCCAGAGAATGAGCGCCAGCGCATCAGATTCGAGCCAATCTTTGATGCTGACTCAAGCGTGTTCTTTGACTTGAACGCCAAGCGACAAGACAAGTCAGATGCCAAATATGCTTTTGTGGTCAATAGCATGACCCGTGAAAGCTACAAAGAAATCTACAACGATGACCCAACGGATTGGCCTAAGATCATTCACCAATACGAATTTGATTGGGCAACGCCCGATGTTGTGTTTGTGGCTGAGTACTACAAGGTCGAGGAAAAGACCGAGGTTATCCGCATATTTGAAGCCATTGATGGGACAGAGGAACGCTACACAGCCCAAGACTTTGCAGACGATGAAATGCTAGAAGAAACCCTGATGGCAGTCGGCACAAGGGAAGTTCGCCAAAAGCGCATCAAGCGTATGCGTGTTCGCAAATACATCATGTCTGGTGGCAAGGTGCTAGAAGATGCAGGCTACATTGCAGGCAAAAACATCCCCATCGTGGTGGTCTATGGCAAGCGGTGGTTTGTGGATAACATCGAGCGTTGCATGGGTGCTGTGCGCCTGGCTAAAGATGCCCAACGCCTGAAGAATATGCAACTGTCCAAGCTGGGTGAGATTTCAGCCTTGTCAAGCATTGAAAAGCCCATCATGACTCCAGAGCAAGTGGCTGGGCATCAGGTAATGTGGGCAGAAGATAACTTGAGGGATTACCCTTATCTGCTGATTAACCCTGTTACTGGTGCTGATGGCGGTACACAAATCAGTGGCCCTGTGGCTTATACAAAGTCTGCACAAATCCCACCTGCGATGGCGGCTTTACTTGCCATCACTGAACAAGATATGCAGGACATTTTGGGCAACCCACAAGGGGCTGACAAGATGATTTCAGGCGTATCAGGCAAAGCGGTTGAGATGATTCAAACCCGTGTGGATATGCAAACGTTCATCTACATGAGCAACTTTGCCAAAGGCATGAAACGATGCGGTGAGATTTGGCTCGGCATGGCAAAGGAAATCTACACCGAAGACAAGCGCAAGATGAAAACCATTGCCGCTACTGGTGAGGCTGGGATGGTCGAGTTAATGCAACCAACGATTGACACCAAAACTGGTGCTGTGGTGATGGCAAATGATCTGTCCAGCGCCACATTTGATGTGGTTGCCGATGTTGGCCCATCATCTAGCAGCAAACGTGCGGCTACCGTCAGGGCTTTGACAGGAATGCTTCAGATCACCCAAGACCCAGAGACAGCCCAAGTGCTGACTGCAATGGCGATGATGAACATGGAAGGCGAGGGCGTTGGGGATGCAAATGCTTATTTCCGCAAGAAGTTACTGCGGATGGGCGTTGTTCAGCCAAGCGACCAAGAGGCCGAAGAACTCATGGCAGAAATGCAAGGCAAACCGCAAGACCCGAACGCCATGTACTTACAAGCCGCAGCCGAGAATGAAATGGCAAAAGCCGCCAAAGCGAGAGCTGATACTGTTGAAACCGTAGCAAGCGCAGAACTCAAACGGGCGCAAACGCTAGAGACTTTGGGCAAGGTTGAAGAAACTGCACAAGGCATGGCGATGACCAATGCCCAAGCAGTGCAAGAAATTTTGCAGGGGCAGATTGTGCAACCTGTTGCGAATCAGTAAAAAACAAGCGACAATTAAAACAACGGTTACCACCCAGCCGTTTAAAGTGGGTGAGTTGAATGGGGTCAAAGATGAATCAAAAGGCAGTAATTGAGGACAATGAAGTCGAGGTAGTAGAAGAGGAAATCGAAGTCAACGAACCCGTTGATGAGGTTGAGCCGGAAGATACCGAAGAAGTTGTTGTCAGCATTGGTGAGGAAGCGCCACCTCCCGAAGAACATACTCCAGCGCCTGAATGGGTAAAAGAGTTGCGTAAGACGAACCGAGAACTGCAAAGGCAGAATCGTGAATTGCAAGCAAGGGTACAAGCCGCACCACCTGAGACCAAGCCAGTGGTGATTGGAAATAAGCCCAAGCTAGAAGATCACGACTATGACGCTGATGCATACGAGGAAGCATTGACCAGTTGGTTTGAGCGCAAGCGACAGGCCGATGAAATCAACGCCAAGCAAGAAGCTGAAGTTATGAATCAGCAAAAGGCATGGCAAGCCAAGTTGGATGGTTATGGCAAGGCGAAAGCCGAGCTAAGAGTGAAGGACTTTGAGGATGCTGAAGAAGTTGCTCAACAAGTTTTTTCTATCACCCAGCAAGGCGTTTTGCTGCAAGGTGCAGACAATCCTGCACTCGTTGTTTACG